CAGCAGCAGTTCGCTGCCGCTCGCACCGTGGATTCCGGCAAGCCGTCTTTCACTCTTTCCCTTGATTCGGAGTAATGGCCATGAGTGCAATCATTCCCTTCCAGTTTGAAGCGCACGCTGTGCGCGTTCAGGTCGACGACGCGGGCCAGCCGTGGTTCAACGCCGCCGACGTCTGCGCAGCTTTGGAACTGTCGAATCCGCGCGATGCTCTCGCCAAACACGTCGATTCGGATGATGTCGCAAAACGCGACATCATCGACAACCTTGGACGCACCCAGCGCGCCAACCACGTCAACGAGTCGGGTCTCTACGCCCTGATCCTCGGCAGCACCAAGGATGCCGCTAAGCGCTTCAAACGTTGGGTGACCAGCGAGGTGCTGCCCGCGATCCGCAAGACCGGCAGCTATGCCGTTCCCGCTGCGCTGGGGGCCTTGCCTGCACCGACCCATGACCGTGTATCCGCGATTCTGCTGATCGGCGAGGCTGTGGCGAAGGTGCCGGGCGTCAAGCCGGGCATCGCAGCGGCGGCAACGCTCACCTGCATTCAGGAGAACACGGGCATCACCACCGAGGTGCTGCGCCGCGCGCTGCCGTCGGCCAACGAACCGATCTGCGCGCTCAACGCCACCCAGCTCGGCAAGCTGCTCAACCGCTCGGCCAAAGCTACGAACCAGATGCTGGCAGCGGCTAGCCTGCAGTTCCGGAACGACCGTGACGAATGGGAACTGACCGAGGCTGGTGAAGCATGGGCCGAGGCCATGCCGTACTCGCGCAACGGCCACAGCGGCTACCAGATCCTCTGGAATCCCGCCGTCGCCGATGAACTGAAGGAGGCCGCGTGATGAGCCTTCCCATCATCTCCGCGCAGCAGCGCATGGCCGAACGCAAGGGCGTGAAGCTCTTGATGCTGGGCAAATCCGGCATCGGCAAGACCACCCGGCTCAAGGATCTCGACCCGGCCACCACGCTGTTCCTCGACATTGAGGCGGGCGATCTCGCCGTGGCCGACTGGCCCGGCGACACCATCCGTCCGGCATCCTGGCCAGAGAGCCGCGACTTCTTCGTGTTTCTCGCGGGCCCGGACAAGTCGCTGCCACCGGAGTCGGCGTTTTCGCAGGCGCACTTCGATCACGTCGTCGAGAAGTTCGGTGACCCGGCGCAACTGGGCCGCTACCAGACCTTCTTCCTCGACTCGATCACGCAGCTGTCGCGCCAGTGCTTCGCGTGGTGCAAGACGCAACCCGGCGCGGTCAGCGACCGTACCGGCAAGCCGGACATGCGCGGCGCCTACGGCCTGCTCGGGCAGGAAATGATCAGCGCTTTGACCCATCTGCAGCACGCACGCGGCAAGAACGTGGTGTTCGTGGCCATCCTCGACGAGCGGCTCGATGACTACAACCGCAAGGTGTTCGTGCCGCAGATCGAAGGCAGCAAGACCGCACTGGAGCTGCCCGGCATCGTCGACGAGGTTGTGACGCTGGCCGAGATCAAGGCCCAGGAAGCAGACGGCAGTGGCAGCACATACCGCGCCTTCGTCACGCACACCGTCAATCCCTACGGCTTCCCCGCCAAAGACCGCAGCGGTCGCCTCGATCCGCTCGAGCCGCCCAACTTGCGCGCACTGATCGCCAAGTGCGCGGGTGAGTCCGCCACGCCCGTTCGCACTGCCACCACCCAATCCCACGAATCTCAGGAGTAATCGCCATGACCCAGCAATCCACCACCAGCAACAACTGGAACGACTTCAACGACGCCGAATCACAGCAATCCGGCTTTGACCTGATCCCCAAGGGCACCGTTGTCCCTGTGCGCATGACCCTCAAGCCCGGTGGTTATGACGATCCCAGCCAAGGCTGGGGCGGCGGTTACGCCACCGAGTCCTTCGACACCGGTTCGATCTATCTGGCCGCCGAGTTCGTGGTCACCGCTGGCGACCACGCCAAACGCAAGATGTGGTCGAACATCGGCCTGCATTCGCAGAAGGGGCCGACCTGGGGTCAGATGGGGCGCAGCTTCATTCGCGCCGCGCTCAACAGCGCCCGCAACGTCCACCCGCAGGACAACAGTCCCCAGGCCGCCGCCGCGCGCCGCATTCAGGGCTTCCACGAACTGGATGGCCTGGAGTTCCTCGCCCGCGTCGACATCGAGAAGGATGGCAAGGGCCAGGACCGCAACGTGGTCAAGGTCGCGGTCGAACCCGATCACCCCGACTACGCCAAGTTGATGGGCGTGCCGCCCAAGTCCACGGGTGGGGGCACTTCCGGTGCTCCGGCACAGCCAGCGGCACCCGCGTATCAGGCAGCGCCTGTCCAACGCGCACCCGTGACGGGCAAACCGTCGTGGGCGCAGTGAGGGAGGCCGATGAAATGCTGGGTCTGCAAACGACAAGCACGCGGCTACGGCCACACGGACGGTCGATTCAAGACCGGCGATGCGCGCCGCTACGTGCTCGACTGGGTGTTCTGTTCCCGTCGCTGCCAGGACGCGTTCCACGCGCTGTACGGCAACTGGCAACAGGCCAAGGATGGCTACATCGGCAAGACGGAGGTCGCCATGATCGATCCGTCTGAAGTCGAACTGGCCGCCATGCGCCAATGCCTCAAGTCCTTCGGCGAGGCGGCGGGCGAGATCGGTTTTACCAAGCCTCTGGGCGACTACTCCGAGGCCGAAGCGCTGCGGGTGATCGATGCCATCGTCACTTGCTGGTCGGAGGCGATGGTCGCGCACCACGAGGTCACCAAGTTCCCGCCCGTGCGGGGCTTGCCGCCCACGCCCGATCCGCTGGCACCCGATGCCGCCAATCCGTTCGCGGATCTGGAGGATGACCTGCCTTGGGATGAACCGAAGGGGAAGAAGCCATGATGGACTTCAATTCCTCATCAAGCATCGCGGGCCAGGTCACCGCCCTGGTCGACGCCGGGTTGCAACAGGCCCGAGCCCGTCAATCCGAGCGCCAGTACCTCGGGGCCTCGCGCCTCGGGGTGGCCTGCGAGCGCGCCCTGCAATTCGAGTACGCCAAGGCTCCCATCGACCACGGGCGGGACACCCCGGGCCGGATGCTGCGCATCTTCGAGCGTGGCCATGTCATGGAGGACTGCATGGTCGCGTGGCTGCGGGAGGCAGGCTTTGACTTGCGCACCCGCAAGCCTGACGGCGAGCAGTTCGGTTTCTCGGTGGCAGACGGTCGCCTGCAGGGCCACATTGACGGCGTCATCGTGGGTGGCCCTGAGGGCTTTGCCTATCCCGGACTGTGGGAATGCAAATGCCTGGGCAACAAGTCCTGGAGCGATCTGGAGAGAAAGGGCTTGGCGATCTCCAAGCCCATCTACGCCGCGCAAGTGGCGATCTACCAAGCCTATCTCGAACTGCACGAGCACCCGGCGATCTTCACGGCGCTCAACGCCGACACGATGGAGATCTACACCGAGCTCGTGCCCTTTGATGCAGCCCTTGCCCAGCGCATGTCGGATCGTGCGGTGAAGGTCATCTCAGCCACGGAAGCAGGCGAACTGCTGCCACGTGGCTTCCATGACCCGACCCACTTCGAATGTCGGATGTGTGCATGGCAAGACCGCTGCTGGAGGACACAAGCATGACCGACAACACCCTTTCATCTACCGGCATCGAACCGATGATCGACGCCAAGCAGGCGGCTGCCGCGCTGCGCCTGCCGTATTACTGGTTCGCCGATCACGCGATGCGCAGCAAATACCGGATTCCCCACTACCTGATGGGTGGGCTGGTGCGCTATCGCCTGTCAGAGCTTTCTACGTGGGCGGCACGCAATGCGGCAGCGCAAAGCCGCTTCGCGGGAGATACGGATACCGCCGTCGAGGAGGCCGAATGATCGACTTCAACGACACCGCCGTCCCCACCGGAAACCAACCACGCATCGTCAGCGATGCCGAGCGGGAGGAACTGCGCGCAGAACTGCTCGCCCGGCTGGAATCGGTGCTGTTCACTCTGTTCTCGGCAGGCAAGAAGCGCCGGGGCAAGTTCCTCATCGGTGATGTGCTGGGTAGCCCTGGCGACAGCCTTGAGGTGGTGCTTGAGGGCGAAAAGGCAGGCCTATGGACGGATCGTGCCGACAACTCCGGCGGCGATGTGTACGCGCTGATCGGCAATCACTTCGGCATCGATGTGACCCGCGACTTTCCCCGCGTGCTTGATGCCGCTGCCGATCTGCTCGGACGCTCGCGCTCCGCACCAGTACGCAAGGCCAGCAAGAAGGACGTGCCGGTCGACGAACTCGGCCCCGCCACCGCCAAGTGGGACTACCTCGACGCCCAAGGCCATCTCATCGCCGTTGTCTACCGCTACGACCCGCCCGGGCAGAGGAAGCAGTTCCGGCCCTGGGATGCCAAGCGGCGCAAGATGGCACCGCCCGACCCGCGTCCGCTCTACAACCAGCCAGGGATGACCAGTGCCGCGCAGGTGGTACTGGTCGAAGGCGAGAAGTGCGCGCAGGCCCTGATCGACGCGGGCATCGTGGCCACCACGGCGATGCACGGCGCGAACGCTCCGGTAGAAAAGACCGACTGGTCGCCGTTGGCCGGCAAGGCCGTGCTGATCTGGCCCGACCGTGACAAGCCGGGCTGGGAGTACGCCACGCAGGCGGCACAGGCCATCCTGTCGGCGGGAGCCAAATCCTGCCACATCCTGTACCCGCCCGAGGAAGCCGCCGAGGGCTGGGACGTGGCCGACGCCATCGCCGAGGGCTTCGATGTCGCCACCTTCCTCACCCACGGCCCACGTTTGCAGATGCACGACGTCGCCGATGACGTTGATCCGGTGGTCAGCAGCGACGAATCCGTCTGGGGCACGGAGGACGCGCTGGCGCTGTCCTTCACGCGCCGCTACCACCGCGACTGGCGCTACGTGGCTGGCTGGGGAAAGTGGCTGGTGTGGGACGGGCAACGCTGGCGCACCGAGGACACGTTGGCGGCCACGGACTTGATCCGCAGCGTCTGCCGCCAGACGGCTGTACGCGCCGACAACCCCAAGGTCGCTGCCAAATTGGCCAGCGCAGGAACGGTCGGCGGTGTGGAACGCCTGGCGCGTGCTGACCGCAGGCACGCGGCCACCACCGACGAATGGGATGCAGATCCGTGGCTGCTCAACACGCCAGGCGGCGTGGTCGATCTCAAGACAGGCCGGATGCGCCCGCACGAGCGCGCCGATCGGATGACCAAGATCACCACAGCCACGCCCAGCGGCGACTGCCCGACATGGAGGCAGTTCATCGACGAGGTCACGGGCGGTGACAAGGAACTGCAGTCCTATCTGCAACGGATGGTCGGCTACGCGCTGACCGGATCGACGCAAGAGCACGCGCTGTTTTTCCTGTACGGCACAGGTG